GACTTTGTATTCCCTGAAGAAGTTCTGCCTCGTGGTAATGCACTCTGATCATGAACCAAACGGTGAAAGTTCTACCTTAAAGCAATTGATAATTGCTTGTGCAGTATTACTTGTCTTTGCAATCGTCTGTTTCTTGGTTATGCTTGCAGGAATGTTATATTGGTGATATAATAGGGGTCAACCGACCCCTTTTTTCATGGAGATAAAAGCATATACATCCCCAGGATGTTTTTATTGTGATCAGTTAAAAGAATTATTGAAGCGTGCTAAACTTGATGCTAATGTAATTTTAATTAATAACGACAATAAAGAACAGTTTAGAAAAGAATATCCTCAAGTAGGATCCTTTCCATATGTTATAATTGATGGTGAAAATATTGGTGGTCTAGTAGAGACCGCTAAGTTTCTAGTTAAGAGAGGTTTGGTCAGTGCCAAAAAAGAGTAACGATCTCCACATAAATAAGGGTATAGAGCTCATGTTAAGGAGGGCTAAACCGAGCGAACCCAAGCTCGACAGGGGTTTTGGGATAAAGAAAACAATCACCCTCCTCAAGCGTAAGTTTTATTTCAACTTTGAACTGAGGTGGGGTAGGTAAACCACTACAGGAGTTGGAACAATGGAAACGGCAACAATCCTTTTCTTCTCGGCAACAGCATCATTTTTGTTTTTATGTGTCGGGATTGTAGCAGGGTGGACCGCTAAGGACTTCATGCATGACTACTTCTACTCCAGAGAAGAAGCAATGCAAATGCATCCTGAGATGTATGATGAAGACGGCATGGTAATTAACGAAGAATTACTTTCAGTGAAATTTATTGATGAGGACTACGACGATGAAACTTTTGATGCATGAGGTGCTGCAAAAGGTATCCAACGCAAAGACAAAAGCAGAAAAGAAAAAACTCCTGCAACAGCACAACACACAGGCGCTCAGATCTGTTCTGATCATCAACTTTGATGAGTCTGTGGTTAGTCTCCTACCACCTGGGGAACCTCCGTATCGCAAGAACGAGGCACCTGAGGGCACGGAGCATACTGTCTTGGAGAAAGAGGCGAGACTTCTGCACCACTTCTTTAAGGGTGGTTCTAGTGTGAAGCAGACGAAGCGAGAGCAGATGTTCATTCAGATGCTTGAGGGTCTACCTGCTGGTGAAGCAAATGTCTTGGTCCTCGCTAAGGACAAGGAACTTGGTAAGCGTTGGAAGATCACTAGGCAGTGTGTTGAAGAGGCATTCCCACAGATCCAGTGGGGAGGTCGTTCCTGATGGGAAAAGGCATACGCATCATCCACGAAAATTGTGACCCAGATCAAGCAACAGATACAACTCTCCCATACTCTGCTTTCTTAGTAGAGTATGCGGTAGGTGAAGAGACTCGCTGGGACATCACAATGGCAGGCAAACAATCTGAGATCTTTGATCATTACTACGACACCTATGGTATCGTGAAAAATCTTACCCAGAGTCAGGGCAAGATGAATCCTAAACTATGGAATCCACCTGGATCGTCTTCGTCTAAGAAAAAATGAGAAAAGATCTCTTTGCTATTCCTGTCTTTGAAACTAAGATTAAACTGAATAAAATCAAGACACTTGGTGGCGAATTTCAACCTACTTGGGAGAGTGGTGTCCTCACTACATTTAACAGTGGGTTGACAGTTCGTTCTAGCACCTGGGAGTACCTAAAGAAAGTCATTCAACCATTTCTAGATGACTTGGGTGACCCATACAAACAAATTACTTTTACTGGTATGTGGCGTAACAAATACGACCCCAGATCATACCAAGGATATCACATTCACCCAAACTCTCAGTGGAGTTTTATTATCTACGAGGATGTGACATCCAGAACAGCATTTATGAATCCATCTTTTGCATTGATCCAGAATCAAATGAGTGATCATGTAAAAACATTTCCATTAGATTACAGACCTAATCTAGAACCAGGCAGTATGATTGTGTTCCCCTCCTTCATAGGACACGAGGTGCTCCCTGGTAACAGTGGTACGACACTATCAGGCAACATTCTTGTAAAGTATTAAAATATAATAAAATGTATTGAATGTTACCATTTGCTAACACTATATAGTTATGGTATAATAACCACATCGTTCATCCTATGTTAGCAACGCTGCTAGCGATGACCCTCGCTCATCATAATGATGGCAACCCTTATGGGTGGCACATGAGTTGTGAAAGGTTCCTACAGAAACGAGTTGAAATCCTTATGGATGACAACTTGGATCGTAGATCTAAATATAACCTGATAAGTTACTTTAGGTCTAAGGTGGAGGGTCAATGCAATCAGACTCTAACTTAGGACGCAAGTAAGTCGCGGAACGGAGCGTTCATCCCATGATTGATCTACTATTCTATGCAACGATGAGCTGTGCTGATGCTGATGCATTAATGCTCAAAATCAAAGCACAAGAACATCTTTCACCTGTAATTCAGGTTGAATTGGTGGAGACCATTAAGGACTCTGTACCTGAATGTAGATACTACTGGGACGCAAACGACTGAAGGAACGGCACTAAACACGCCATCCTTTAGGAGACCTACAATGAACACACTCAATAAAATTCGTCAGCAGATCAAGAAAGCTGCTAGATTGCACGACGCACAGATTCATCACACTACATATCGTGGTGTTCAGTATGATACTCGTTGTGTTGAGATGTCCGACCCACATGGCACCTTCTGCTATCGTGGTAAGACCTACACCAAGTAATCGTCATGGAAGCACTACAAGTAGTTGGATTTACATCCCTAGCATGTGTTGTTTTCATCAGTATGATTTATGGTGAGATCCTCCTCTTAAAGAGGGGGTAAGGACGATGCTGAAGGTCAGGTTCGAGTATGACCTTCCAGAATATGATCCAGTGAAGCACGATCCAGATAAAACTTTTGCGTTTTTGACTTATCGTGGAGTCCATTATGCTAAGTGGGTAAACTTAAAACCATTTCGTTTATCAAACTGGAAAGTCACTAGATAAGAGGGTTGACACCCTCTTTTTTTATGTTATAATATATTTGTCGGACGCGACATCGGGAGTGACTGAATAAACTTACTGGCAACTGCTGGTTAAGGTGATGAGACAGGGGTGGTGCCCGCTGCTGGGAACAGTAGAATCGAAAACCAATCGGGTCTCAGGCAAGAATGTATTTACTCTGTAGTAATGCCCATTCTTTGTTGGTATACAGAAATCCAACCTCCCCCTTTATTTTTTGTGCGTAGGCAATAATATTCATTGCGTGATTTGTATAATCTAATACTTTCTGTGTAAATAGTAATAGAATTATGCGAGGTGATAAAATGAATCCTACCCTCCCCTATATTATGAGAAAATTTATGGAGGTGAGTAATGCACAATCTATTATCGCGCTCACAGTTAGATGAGTGGCGTCATCTTGAAGATACATTAGATGATATTGAAGTAGAAAATCAAAAACTTGATGATTACTTTGAATGTATTATTGAATGTGACGCACTAGGACAGCGCGAATGTAAAAAAATCTGTAGAGGTATTCTTATGTACCAGACAAGATAATGATACGGGGGGTTGCCGCCCCCCTTTTTTCATGCTACCCTATATAATAAAAGGAAGTTTAACTATGGATCGAGAGAGACTCAAACTCATCTACAAAAATTTGAAGTCTTTGTTGAACGCTCTTGAATCAGAAATATATTCTGATGTTAGTAGCTATACAAAAGGCAACACTCGTGCTACAATAGAAACTATCTTTACTGATGATGATGATGGTTACCCAGATTAACTAAAACTATATGACGCGCTTAAAAGATCAAATTAGATTAGCAAAACTAGCGTTAGAACATCCAGAGCTCTACAATGATGCTGAGCTCATGTATATGAAGAGGCAACTTCGGCAAGCGAAGTTGGAGTTGAAGAAGAAAAAACAATTAAAGAAGAGAGGATTTGGTAATGAGTCAAGTGAAACTGGTGACAGTGACACCCGACGCAGAAAAGACGATGGGGTTCGTGGCACGAGTGAGCAACCCGAACAACCAGGAGAACCCTAAGGTCGCTGGTCTGCTAAAATATTGCATCAAACATCAGCACTGGTCTGTGTTTGAGCAAGCGCACATGACACTAGAGATTGAGACTACTAGGGGACTGGCAGCTCAAATTTTACGTCATCGTTCGTTTACATATCAAGAATTTTCACAACGCTATGCTGATAGTAGTTTGCTCAGTGAAACTATTCCAATGATTCAACTGCGTAGGCAGGACACAAAGAATCGTCAGAATAGTATTGATGATTTGGATGAATTTAAGACGCAACGCTTTCAAATTCTAATTCAAGCACACTTTGATCGCAGTATGAAACTGTACAGACAAATGCTTGATGAAGGAATCGCAAAGGAGTGTGCTCGTTTTGTACTTCCCCTCGCCGTAGGGACAAAAATTTACATGACGGGATCAGTTCGCTCGTGGATCCATTACATTAATCTGAGGTCTGCTAACGGTACGCAGAAAGAACACATGGATATCGCTCTCGCTTGTAGAGATATCTTCGTAGAACAATTCCCTATTTGTGCGGAGGCACTTGAATGGTCATGAAATCTATTACACTTGAAGAGTACGAAAAGGCAGGAGATGAATTCTGGCCAAAGTATGACTATGTTGCACGGCAACTGGGTGAACAACCCAAACCAGAACAAGTCCTGAAAGTAATGGAAGCACTTGCTCAGGTTGTTATGAAAAACAGAGTCGAAGACAAACTTGCACCCTTTGGATTTAATAAGGAGAAAAAAGATGCCGACCTATCCAGTTAAAAATTTAAAGACAGGGGAGACTAAAGAACTCCACATGACCATGAAAGAATATTGTGACTGGAAGGATGAAAATCCTGACTGGGACAAAGATTGGTCTCAAGGTTGCGCTGGTGCTGGCGAAGTTGGCGACTGGCGTGATAAAATGTCCAAGACACATCCTGGTTGGAAGGATGTAATGTCTAAAGTAAAAGAGCATCCTGGTTATGGACGCTCAACCAAACACAAAGACGGTTATCAGTGGTAAATTATGGCTAGAGGTAGAGGAAAAGGACCCGTCCCACCTGGGATGTCCAGAAAGCAGATGAAGCGTAAGAAACCAATTAATGAGACTTACCTTCTTAATATTGATCCGCTAACTGAAACTCAAGAAACATTCTATGAGGAGTGGGGCGGCAGTAAAAACATCTTTGCTTATGGTGCAGCAGGCACGGGTAAGACATTCATTGCATTGTATCTTGCACTCCAAGATATTATGGATGAGAATTCTCCATACGAGAAGTTATACATCGTTCGTTCTCTAGTTGCTACGAGGGAGATTGGTTTCCTTCCTGGCACACATGATGACAAGGCAGAGTTGTACCAGATTCCGTACAAGAATATGGTAAAGCATATGTTTGAGATGCCTGATGACAGTAGCTTTGAGATGCTCTATGAGAATCTTAAGCATCAGGAGACAGTATCATTCTGGTCTACCTCGTTCCTTAGAGGAACTACACTTGACAATGCTATTATAATTGTAGATGAATGTCAGAACTTGAACTTCCATGAACTGGATAGTATCATGACTCGTATCGGACAGGACAGTAAGATCTGTTTCTGTGGTGATGTGAATCAGTCTGACCTTCAGAAAACGAATGAGCGCAATGGAATCTTAGATTTCCAACGCATCCTTCAGAACATGGAGGAGTTCTCCATGATTGAGTTTGGTGTCAATGACATCGTTCGCTCTGGACTAGTGAAGTCCTACCTTATTAGTAAAATGTCTCTGGGATATTAATGAATTTGTTTAATCATGTTGGTGGTCTAACACCAGTTGAGATGGTAGCAGAGATGGTTGATGGCAAGCGTGTCTACAACACACCCTCTGGTCACCGTTACCCGTCGATCACCACCGTGATTAGCAATAATGCTAAGAAGCAAGCAGGTCTTGCTAGGTGGCGAGCTCGAGTTGGTAAGGAGAAAGCAGCGAATATTACTACTAGATCCGCAGGTCGTGGTACAAAGTATCATTCTATTGCAGAGGATTACTTCAACAACGATCTAGATTTAAAAAAGTACAAGGAGTTTCCGCTGCCTGTGCTGATGTTTAATCACAGCAGGCATATTCTTGACCGCATAAATAATATTTTACTGCAAGAAGCAGCACTCTATTCCGATCATCTAGAAGTTGCGGGTCGGGTTGATTGTATCGCTGAGTATGATGGAGTTCTCTCTATCATTGACTTCAAGACTGCTGCGGAACCGAAGAAAGAATCATACCTTTACGATTACTTTGTACAGGAAACAGCGTATGCCTGTTGCCTGCAAGAGATTTATGGTATCACTGTAAAGCAACTCGTAACTATTGTTGCTTGTGAGAATGGAGACACACAGGTAAAGGTTGAACCTCCTCGGAAAGAATATCTATTGCGGTTGATAGAGTACATCGACGAATACAAAACCAAGCATGGACAAATCACAACTACTAGAGGATAAATTTATGACACCTGCAAAATTTTCGCAGGAAGTTGAGAAGATTGCTATCCACAATGTAGACATGAACTACATTGATGCAGTTCTTCATTTCTGTGAAGTGAATGAAATTGAAGTAGAATCCGTACCGAAACTACTGTCCAAACCATTGAAAGAGAAGATTAAATATGAAGCACAGAGGTTAAACTACATGAAGAAAACTTCTCGCGCAAAATTGATGTTAGTGTAATGGGTAAATTTTTTCAATCAGAAATGGTGCGGGGTGACATCCAAGAGATGGCAACCCTACAAGAATATTGTTTTAAGTGTGCCATGAACATGGTACTCTTAAATAAAGAACAGAAGTTAGAGTATTTTGAAGCACTCCAACTACTCATTGAAAAACAAAAGATCTTTTACCTGAGGGTTCACCTCAGTGAAGATGAAGAAGCACAATCTGTTTGCGAAAACATGAAGCAAGCAGTCGTGATGCTAGGAGGAGACGCAACCATGTCAGTCTTGGACATGTTCGACGACCTCACATCGAAACTAAAAGTTTTCAAACAACAACTAGAGGCGGAAGGAGATTGACTCCCAACCTCCCGCCTGTTATAATGATCAAGTGATTGGGAGTCACACAGACCAAATCCAAATTAATCCGAGGTAATCTAATGTCTTTTGCAGATCTTAAGCGTAAATCCCAGAGCAACTTTGACTTCCTTCAAAAGGAACTTGAGAAATCCGCCAGCGGTAAGCAGGTTGATGAGCGATTCTGGAAACCAGAGGTTGACGCTTCAGGAAACGGTTACGCAGTAATTCGTTTCCTCCCAGCACCTGATGGTGAGACGGTGCCCTGGGCAAAGGTGTACTCCCACGCATTCCAAGGCGTTGGTGGTTGGTACATCGAAAACTCTCTCACCACATTGGGTGAAAAGGATCCCGTAGGTGAAGTAAACCGCCGTCTCTGGAACAGCGGTAGTGATGAAGATAAAGAGACTGCTCGTAAGCAGAAGCGTAAGCTCCAGTATTACAGCAACATCTATGTCGTGAAGGATCCTAAGCATCCCGAAAACGAAGGTAAGGTATTCCTTTACAAGTACGGCAAGAAGATCCATGATAAGATCCTTGCTGCTATGCAACCTGAGTTCCAAGACGAGACTCCTGTCAATGTCTTCGACCTTTGGGAAGGTGCCAACTTCAAACTGAAGATCAAAAAAGTTGCGGGATACTGGAACTATGATAGTTCTGAGTTTGATAGTGTTAGTGCTCTGTCTGCAGATGATTCTGAACTTGAAGCGACCTGGAAACAGGAACACTCGCTAGAAGCATTCACTTCTAAGGATCAGTTCAAGTCATACGAAGATCTTGAGCGTCGTCTCAACCTTGTGTTGGGTGTCGGGTCGCGTCCTGCTGCCCGTGTTCCTGATGAGTCTTTCGAGGACGAGTCAGAAGGTCGTGGATCTTTCAACGATCCTGACATCACACCTCAGTCTTCGTTCCGTCAGCAGATGAGTGCTACTGCACCGTCTCCTGTCAAGCAGGAATCAGTCGTCGATGATGACGATGCACTGTCCTACTTCGCTCGTCTGGCGGAGGAGTGATCAAAATTATCCAGGTCCTAGGGCATCCAGTTACACTAGTTAATCTAATGATAATTGGATCTCTAGGATTGATTGAGGTGATCCACACTAGGGCACACCATACCATGGAACAAGATGTTCATGGTCATGTGCATCAGTTCCTCAGGAAAAATCCTGAGACCTGTGACTATATTGATTATTGAATTCTATAAAACTGGAAAAATTTTTCCCGCAAATTTTTTGCTCAAAAGGTCGCGCTAGTCGTGACCTTTTTTAATTGGATTCTTTTAGTCTGGAGTTGATGTAACTGCTAGACTCTGGATACTTATTAGATCTCTTGAATTCATCGATGAAGTCTGCTAGGTACGCTCCTCTGAGAATATAGATCTCTCTCTTCTTTTCGTTCTCTTGATATTCATACTCCAAGTTTGTTACCGACCTTGACAGTTGATTACCTGGCACAGTAACAAAACCCACATCATCATTGAATTGATGTGATGTTTGATAGAAATGGTTATCTACAATTAGACCTGCCTCCTGTAGTACAATGCCGCTAGGTGTTTTATACTCTAGAGTTTCATAATGATGAATGCCACTGTAAGCACCATCTAAACCATACTTTTCTTCTGCGATTTTAATTACAGTTTGGTCTGCAAATGGCATAGAAAATTGAGGATTAATCATACTGTTTGATAGTATGATCACCCAATCATAAAATGGATTGCCATACACTTTCTCTGCAACATTATCAAGTCGATCACCCTCTTCTATTGCATACTTCTTAAAGTATACAGAATATTCAAAGATGTCTGGGTTAACTTGGAATCTTCTAAAGAAATTCTTCGCAGTAATATATTCCGACTCAGAGAAAGGAAAACTGATCGGTCTTACTGGTTGTTTAATGTCTGGAACTAAAGAGAAATACATTAGAATGATGCTCCAAATCCATTATTAATTTCTTCTGAGAAGATGAGTTTTGTTTCGAGGAAACTTACGGTTAACTCTGTTGCGATAGGAGATCCGTCTTCATATGTAGCGTAAGCACCATCTGGTGTGAAGTTTGCAGACACTGCTGTAACAGCACATGTTTTATATTGTGGGAGGTATGGATGTAAGTCCGATCCCATCATAAAACTAACTCTACACATGTATGGAACACCAATTGTATTTCCACCAGCAATTTCCTTTTTATCGCCACCGTCTGTGTTGTATGTAGCAGTAGCATTGAATGTTGGAAGCATTGATCTCTTGAATGTTTTGAATATAGCAGAGATTACTTCTGCTTCACCTGAATTATGAGGCGTGAGTTTAAATTTCAGAGTAAATTCTCTCAATTCAGGTGAGTCAAAAATTATTTCAACATTGGGGTTGATGATTACACCTCTAGTTGATGCAGTAACATCATTTAAGTTGAGGTTACCACCAACACCAGGAATAACATTCAATGTACCAGTTTTTAATGCATCAATAGCATTATTAAAAGCCTGTGATACACTAAAGTCTTTTCCTAGGTCATTTAGTTTGCCGCTTGTAGCTTTGAGAGCAGATCTTCCTAGGTTGCTGAACGCTTTACCATTCCAGTTTGCTTTAGTATCAGAGGAAACATCTTGTGGCATGTACAAGATGATTGGTGCAAGAATTTTTTCTACACCTTTTGTGTTGAGAGCCTCTGACCTACTGTAAGAATCGTACTTGTTTCTAGATGCATTATTTTCTCCTGCCTGACCACCAGCAAATGGAGGATTGTATTTTCCAAATTGAAACAGAACATAGTCTGTTTTAGCATCTTTAATGTCTTCAGGATAACGGAGACTCTTTGACTGATCAGGAACCGCAGGGGTCCTGCTAGCCATGTCGATGACTATCTTATCAGGACTGTCTAAACTTTTCTTACCTAGCTCTCTCTGTTTGTTTTCAAATTTAACATTTCCTTCATTGATTTTGTCTAGGTCAGGTAATGGTCCGATTATACTCATTTCACCATCTCCCTGTCTCTAGAGTGACCATACCCTTGAATGATACGGCGAGCTTTGATTTTGTCATAGAATTTTTCGTTTGTTTCTTCCCAGACAGTCTCTTTATCATATGTAAATTG